CCTGGCATATCATATAATAATGATGTAGCTTGCATTGCTAATAGGGTTGATAAACAGGTTAACGGAGTCTCGCATAAGACTATAAAACCGTTTTACTTGATGTGTATGGAAGAATTTGTAAGGCGGTTAGTGCCTGATGAGCTGGTTCATAGTGGAGTCCCTGAACCTGAATGTGTGGTAGAGGAACATATGACGAGGCCTACGCAAAGAGCTGATATAGCTCAGTATAAACCTTACTCTTTTTATGATTATTTTAAAGTTAAGGCGTTTCAAAAGAAAGAAACTTATACAGCGTTTAAGCCACCTCGAAATATTAGTACCGTACCAACTGATCATAAGGTCAGATATTCGGGTTATGTGTATGCCTTTAAACAAGCGGTGATGAAACAACAACCGTGGTATGCATTTGGTAAGACCCCTGGAGAGATTGCAGCTCGTATGCAAGAAGTAGCAAGGAAAGCTAAAAATATTGTCCCTACGGATTTTAGTGCATTTGACGGCACTCATTCTGAAACGCTATGCGTTTTGGAGTTGATGACCTATTTGCGCTATTTTGGTAAGAATTACCATGGTGAGATTAAAAGGTTACAGCAACAACAGTATAAAGCCAATGCTTCTACGAGCTTTGGTGTTCAATATAATACTGGGTTCTCACGGTTATCCGGTAGTGGCGGCACAAGTGATGAGAATTCTGAAGACAATGGCTTTGTAGCTTATTGTACTTTGCGGAAGACGCGCACTGCCGATGATGCTTGGGAAGATTTGGGCATCTATGGTGGTGACGACGGCAATACAGCCAATGTTAGTGTCACTACTTATGTAGGGGTGGCGACTGATCTTGGGTTAAAATTAAAAGCGGAGAGTATATTGCCAGGCAACCCAGTTCCCTTTCTTGGGCGGGTTTATCTGGATCCTTGGGTTAAACCTGATTCAATATACGATGTCAAACGCTTTATAACCAAGATACATTTGACTGTTGCTCCGCCTAATGTGCCTGACAATGTTGTCTTGCGACGTAAAGCTGATAGTTACCATATTACTGATCCAAATACGCCACTTATTAGCTCGTGGTGTAATGCAATACAACGTATTTATCCTGCGATTACACCGGGTGATGATAAACGTTATATTGATAGGGATAGTACGTATTGGTCGAAGAATAAACATGGCACGCAGTTTCCAACTTGTGAGCAATTTGATGAACACGCTTATGACATTGTTGCGAGACAACTAGACGTTAGTTTATCAGACTTGCTTGTTGTTTGCCATGCATTAGATCGATGTAACACTCTTGATGACCTGAAGAAACTTGAACATGTTTTTATCGACCTCACCGTTGGTGAGGATTTAATGGTAGCATGTGGCGATAGCATCCGACACGGCTCTGTGCGGGTGCGAGCAGTTAAAACTAAATAGACCTGGCCCGGGTAGGGCAGCCGATAATTAAATATCATCTATAAATTCGATAGTAATTTACCTTTCATTAAAACAATGGTTCCACTTTCTAAAAAGAATAAAAATAAAGCCACAATTAAACAAGCAGCCAAGGGCAAGAATAAAAATGGTCTTGCCTCTACTCAGCCGCGTACACTTAATACCACACAGTTGGCCTTAGCTAAACCCATCCTCCCCTCAAAGAAGATGATGTCAGAATATCTGCATTGTCGCTTATCACCATTCACATCAACTGGTAGGGGTTCAATTCCTGATGGTTCTAACAACAACTATAATGTGTTGGATATTGTTATGTTTGATACGTTTTCGGTCCCAGCCAATCAGCGAACATATATACAAACGTTACCAACGTTTCCTTGTTCAGCTATGATAACAACTCCTGGTGCTTCTACCATGGTGGTTAATGGGCTGAATGTAAATTGTCCCACAACTACTTCAATAAATAGTACCTCCACTTCTGTACCATGGACACCTATTTCTGTCCTGTCACCGTACAAGCAAACATCTCCTCAGCCCCCAGGCAACCTTTTCTATGATCCGTATTTTATACAAGGTCTTAGAGTAGTGTCTGTCGGTTATAGGTTGGTGTATGCTGGTGAGACTCAGACTTGTGCTGGCACTATCACTGTTACACCTAATGAAGCCGTTATCACTCCACAATCAATGACTTCTGCTGCTGTTACTACTGCGCAGGTCTTAGATATTGCTGGAGCTGTCATTGCTGTCGGAGCTGGTACTCCGATTTGGAACTTGGATGCCCAGGTTACCGCTGGTGCTATGACTCGTGATTCCGTTACCCTTCGGCCTGAGCAAGGTGCATTGATTGTGCCCAAGCATAAGACTGGTGTGTTTAAGATCAACACTATGGGTGTTACGGGCTCAGTC